GGGATTAAAAATGTTTTCCTGTCTAACTGGCAATATAACCGAGAACTCCTGACCGAAGATGACAAGACCAAACAGCTACAGGCTTATAAAAGCTGGGTATATATATTTGCCAACAAAAATGCCATATCGGTTGCTCAAGTCCCCATGAGGCTCTATGTTGCCAAACCTTCCAAAACATCTAAAATCTATACCAAATCAAAACCTGTTGACCTTGCAACAAGAAAGTATCTCTATGCCAATGCAGGGCTTGATAATTATCTGCGCAAGGCTGAAGATATAGAGGAAATACAGGAACATAGATTACTGGACTTATTTAAGCACGTTAACCCATTTATGAACCAGTTTGAATTAAAAGAGATGACCGACCTGCAGCAGGAACTATGCGGTAACAGCTACTGGTATATTGCCAATGACCAGATGGGCTTGCCATCGCAGATATTTTTTGTACCCCCTGACAAGATGAAAGTTATACCAGATAAAAAGGACTGGCTAAAAGGTTATGTTTTCCGCAACTCCAGTGAAGAAATCTATTACAAGCCTGAAGAAATTATCCATTTCAAATTCCCCGACCCAAAGAATGACTACTATGGTTTATCGCCTGTTATGGCACTGGCACGCACTTATAATTTAATAATCGATATGGAAATATATCAGGATAATTTTCTGGATAATCAGGGGATACCGTCAGGAATATTGACAAGTGAGGCAAACCTGACACCCGACCAGATAGCACAGATGAGCGAACAGTGGAATCAAAAGTATATGGGAACGAAAAAGGCAGGCAAGACCGCTTTTCTGGGCGGTGGCTTGAAATATACCCCTATTACCATATCCCCAAAAGACATGGGAGTTTTAGCCGATGATGCCCATGCAAAGGAAAAGCTCTGTAATGCCTATGGCCAGTCTTTAGGACTCTACAGCGAGAACGCAACCGAAGCCAATGCTACTGTTGCCTATAAGTCATTCATGAGGGACGCTATCAGACCACGATTAAGGCGCATGGAACAGAAGATCAATGAACAGCTATGTCCACGCTTTGACGAGAATATATTTATTGCCTTTGACAATCCAGTTCCGGAAGACAGGGATTACCTACTCAAGAAACGGGACAGCGATTTAAACCACTGGGTAATGAGTATTAACGAAGTAAGGGAAGAAGAAGGTAAAGAGCCTGTCCAGTGGGGAGATAAACCCATTGTACCGTTTAATGTTATGCCATTTGGAACTACGGCATCTACTGGACGGAATAACAATGAACCCGCTAAAGGGAAACAAAAAGAACCAGAAGATGATGAAGATAGTGATGCAGAGAAAGAAAAGATAAATAATTTCCGTAACCTTTACTGGGAAACCTTTGTTAAGGGAATTGACCCTTATGAAAATAGATTCAAAGTAGAAGTCAGGACATTGTTTCGCAAACAGGAAGAAAAAGCACAGGTGTTATTACAAAAAGGCAAATCATTAACTAAAGACCCTATACCTGCAACAGAAATAATTAATCTACCAACTACGGATGCTGAACTTAATGCATGGGCAAAAGCAACCGTTCCCCATATTACCGAAGTTACCAAAATAAACGGTGAAAGGGCATTAACTAATTTGGGAATTACCACAGGCTTTGATGTTACCAATCCATTGGTAGTTGATTTTATTAAGAATCATTCTGGAGAATCTATCAGACAGATTGCCAGAACTACACAGGAAGCGTTAAGAGATACTTTGTTTGAGGGAATTCAAAACGGTGAGAGTATACCGAAGTTAAGTAAACGGATAGCTGAAGTTTATCAAAAAGCAAAGGATTACCGAACCGACAGAATAGCCAGAACAGAAACAGCAACAGCGGCCAATCAGGGAACTCTGGAAGCCTATAAACAATCAGGGGTAGTTAAAAAAAAAGAATGGATAACAGCAGATGATGAACGGCTTTGTGATTTATGCGCTCCAATGGATGGGGAAGTTGTTAATATAGATGACAATTTTAGTGCTGGAATAAGCGCTCCACCCCTTCACCCAAATTGCAGATGCACAATTGTGGCGGCGTTTGAACAGATGGATAAACCACCAGAGTCAAGATTTACACCCGCAAGCTCTATTAAGGAAGCGGAGGAATATGCAAAGAGATTTGCTGATAATGTTAGTTATCAAGGATTGGATTTAGATGTTGCTAATTCAATTAATAAACATATTTTAGATATGCAAGAAAAATATAATCTAAATAAATTAAAAAATATTATAGCTAAAAATATACGTCAATTACCTCCAGATGTTTTAGGTAGAGCAGGTTATTGGCCAAAAGAACTAGAATTTTCTACTGCTTTAAATTCAAAGGTAGGTTCAAAAGGATATATTGATGCTTATATTAACAATATAAATAATAAATACAGTGCTGGAGGAATAGCCAAAAATGCTGATGATGTTATTAATGTCATTGTAAAACATGAAATGGCACATTTGCAATTTAGTACAAGTGCATCAGAAGTAATTGGAGAAACAGTGATTAGAAAGATGAAAAGTATTAAAAGGGCTTATGTAACAGCATTAAATAAAGCTAACTATGCTGATGATATTGTTTTATATAACAAAATAAAAATTTCTGATTATGCAACAACAAATTTAGATGAATTTGTGGCAGAGGCATTTGTTGATTATAAGTTTAATAAAAATCCATCAAAATACTCTAAAGATGTTTATGAAGTGTTAAAGGAGATTATAGAAAACAAATGACAGTATTTTTGCCAAATTGTTTTAAATGTAAATATTACAACAGATATGACCCTGACAAACATAGTTGCAAAGCATTTCCAAGAGGAATGCCGGAAAAGGTATTTTATAACAAAATAGACCATGACCACATTATTGAAGGGCAAACAGGGGAATATGTTTTTGAAGAAGACAAAGAAGATTAAATGTCTTTATATATGACTAATTAACGAAAAGAGGTGGCTATGAATGGAATATATTACACAACGAATGAAGCTGAAAGATGTATTTCCAGAGAAAGCCAAAGAGATTGCCAAGCGATATAAGAAAAAAGAAGATGATATAGAGTTTATCCGTAAAGGTGTTTGCCCTACTAAAGTTGAATCTGATGAAAAGGATAATGCTATTGTTTCTTATATCACTACCAAGACCAAAGACAGAGACAATGAGATTGTTGATCCTGAAGGGGCGATACTGGATGATTACCGGAAAAACCCTGTTGTCTTATGGGGACATAACTACACTGCAAGGGAACTTCCACTTGGCAAAAACCTTTGGATTAAAAAGGATAATAAGGGCTTGATTGCCAAGACGCAATATTATCTCAAAGATGATTTTGCCAAACGAGTCTATGAATACCGCAAAGACGGCTTCCCACTGGCTGAATCTATCGGCTTTATTCCTTTGGACTGGGAAGACTTTGATAATGAAAAAGATGTCAAGGCAAATGACGGGGCAAGGCGCAAATATAACAAATGGCTATTACTGGAATACTCTGATGTTGTTGTACCAAGTAATCCTGATGCGGTGGCTATTGCCATGAAACAGGGGCTGGTTACTGAAGAACAGGCAAAAGAGATTACCGAAGTTGAATTGCCTGAAGAAGATAATATCGAAATTGAGGATATAGAAAAAGAACAGGCTAAGGCAACAGCAGAGGAAAGCTCGGAAGTTGAAACAGAAGAAGTTTATAAAGAGCCTGAGGAATCAGAAAAAGAAGTTACCGAAACTAAAGAACCTGAACCTGAAGAAACAAAAGCAGAGGAAACTCCAAAGGCATTTAGTATTGATGAAATTTATAACATCCTTAAAGAAAATAAAGAGCTTAAATATGCTTATGAAATCCTGAAACAGGAAAACGAGAAGCTACAACTAAAAGCCGGTGCAGTCCTGAATAAGACCAACAAGGGCAAATTAAACCAGATTAAGGTTTTAGTTGATGAAGTATTGGAAAGTGCAGAAAAGGAAGAATCTGAAATAGAAGAAGAAAAACAGCAATATAACTGTGAGTGTATCAAGTGCGGTTACAAGATGAAATCCGATAAGCACTGCAAAGACCTGGAATGTCCAGAATGTGGCGGTGAAATGCGAAGGGTGGAAAGACCTGGAGAAGGGACTCGCAGTATAGATAGCAATGACCTTGATGTTATTGAACTTGGGGAAAGCGACAGCATAGAAGTTTC